CTGAATCAGAATAAACAGGAAGAAGACTAAATGGTTCTAATTCTTTAATACTTTCAATCTTACCTTTCTCAGTTATGAATGCTATATCAAGAGGTATTCTAGTATTTTTCATATGGAAGGATTTAACACCAACATCCTCAAAAACAAATAACATTCCACTATCATAGTCTAGACTTTCTCTAAACATCAATCCAAGATAAAAATCTGTTTGATTCTTAGGTACTTCTATATTAAGTGGTAGTGATATATTCACTTATTTTTACCCATTTCCTTTAACATTTTTTGTAGATCAGATGTACTACCTACAAATACTGCATTGTTAGTAACATTATTTGTAGTTTTAACAGCATCTTCATCAACTTCTTTAACTTTTTTCTGAAGATCTAATAACTTATCAGTAGTATCTGCAACAGACTTAATAATCTGCCCCGCAACTTCATATGCTCTTGGACTTGCACTTTCGCCAGCAAGTTCCATTATACCATTAAGAGATTCTTGTCCTTTTTCTATTAATGAATATAAATTGGCACGAGTATATTCATAATCTTTAGTAACATCATCACTTACATTTTTTATAGCATCTTGTCTTTTTATGCAACCACCTTCTGGTGTGTTGCTTACTTCTATAGTACTTGAAGTATTTAATGCTTCATCAATAGGGTCATAACTAGACATCGTATTCATCCTTATACATCAGTTCTTTGAGTAGGACTATAGGTTTTACCATCAGTAAAATCTTCTATTGTACCATCAAATCCAAAGTCATCATCAACATCAACTAATACATTATCTGCAGTACTTAGTACATCAATAGAAGCATTTTCTAAATGAGATGCTGAAGTTGTATTATCCCACCCTCTCTTAACAACAATAGTAGTTCCATCTGGAATTTCCTTAACCTTCATAATCTCAGTATCAATAATAATTCTATTATCAACTGCTAGATTAGAACTATCATTAATAGTTATTCTAGTAGTAGATTTAGCAATGTTCTTAGTTAAGGTTGCTGTATTATCATCATTATAATCCTTAAGTGCTTTAGGTGTAGCAGTATATCTTAATTCTCTCTTCGTACCAATACGTGTATCTGCAGCATAATCGACCTGAACCTTTTTGATAAGTCCTTCTGTAGAATCTGCAATTGGACCAAAGATATAAGTTTTAGCAGTAAAATTAAGTGTGTATATTAATGCTCTTCGGGTAGCATAGTCTCCTTCATAATCATCAGTAAATGATATATTATCAAGTACAACAGGTATATCTCTTTTTTCTCCAATTACATTAACTAAATCTATTGAGAGATTAAATGATGGTTGGAAATATGGTAATATTTGCTCAACAATTTGTAATGCATCATCATTCAATTTAGTCATTATATTTAACTCAAATCCAACATTATATGGAACTGGCATATAAACCTTTCTTAAATTAGTTCCATCAGATGCCTTAAAAGTTTGAGTTACACCTGCTTTTCTTGTTGAATCATATGTAATATTATTAGTCTCAAATGACATTCTAGGAAGAGTCAGTTGAGTTGCTCTATTTAAGTCTTCTTGTTGTTCTAATCTTGCTAAGAATTTCTGCATTGGACCATATGCCAATGGAACTCTTACCTCACTAATAGATCTATCACCACTATCCTTATGTCTAATACGAATATCATTAAAAAGAGTACCAAAACCTATAACAGTTTTTCGTAATATTTCGTGGTAAAAATATGTTCCTAACATTATACTTGACCGAATGGATTAGATTGAGTGAAATCAAGCAACAGATCTGCTTCTGTCTCAATTTCATCATTTGTATCATACTTATCATATATATCTCTTCCATCATATGTATCAACTGAGTAATTTGCGGATGATGCAGTACCAACTATTTTCTCGCCAGGATAGAAAGCAGAAATGGTAGTACCAATTCCTACATTAGTAACCTTAAGAATCTTAGTATCAACATCCCATCCTCTTACTTCAGCATTACATCCAGATGTTTGACCTACTACAGTTTCTCCATATAGATATGTACCAAGTCCAGACAATGTAATTGGATCTGCAATAGTAACTGTTGGTGTTACAGTATAACCCATTCCTGGATTTGTAATTCTAATAGAAGTAACTTTATTATCTGCACTAATAACTGCTTCAGCAGTAGCATCAATTCCACCTACAGGTGCAGTTGTCAATCCAACTGCTGGAGTTGATGCATAACCAACACCATTATCAGTCATAGTGAAATTAATAACACCCTTCTGTGAGGTTTCTATTAATGTAGTTGCAATAGCACCAGATCCTCCACCACCAACAAAGGTAACTTGAGGTGCAACTGTGTATCCAGAACCAGCATTTGTTAATACAATTCTTTCAACTGATGTTATACTTGATCTAGTTGTAGTGAATGCAACAGCACTTGCATTTACACCACCAGATGGTGCATTTTCAATTACTATTGTTGGAGTTGCAGTAAATCCATTTCCATCATTAACTAGGGTAAGTTCTCTAATATATCCAGATGGCTGACTTAATCCAGCATTAGCAGTAGCAGTAACACCTGCTCCAATTAATTGAAGTGTAGTGATAAATCCAATATCTTCAACTGTTTTATCAATCTCATCAATTGAAGTGTCAATATCCTCATCCTCGTACTCGAATAATTCACATTTAAGTTGATAAACGTAATTCTTACCTAACTGATAGAAAGGTTCTTCATGCTCTACAAACTTAACCTCAAACAATCTACTTCCTAATGGGAAATATATTAAGTCTCCTTCTCTTGGTCTAGTATATACATCTACTTCATCGTCTGGTAATACTTCTAAAAAGGCAGAGATAAAATCCTCAAACCTTTCTTTTGATATTGTTAGAGTTAATTCATCTCTCAAACTAACTCCAAATTTGGTCATTATATCTCCTTGTCCACCATATCCCTCATATGTGTTTACATATGCTTCAAGTAAAAAATTATCATCAAATTTAGATGCTGTTACTTCCTCAATAACGGTACTTCTATTCACCATTTTTCTTGGAATATAAGTTACCTCAACTCCATAAATCATGAGTTGTTCATTAATTAGATCCTGAACAAGTCTTTGCTCACTCTGAGATCCTTGTAGAAAAAAGGGATTTAATGCCATATCTTACTAACCTATTAAATCCAAAGGTGGTAATTCGTACTCTAAAGTCATCTTTGATTTAATAGCCTCTATTTCTTTTTCAGCATCATCATATATTTCTCTACCATTTAACTCAAGTCCACCAGGTAATTTAACACCACGGAACTTAATTAAATTCTGACCCCACTGCCTTTTAATTAATGCGGTCAAATATAACTTCAAGAAACTATCATTATAAACACCAGTAAATGTATCTGGGTCTAATATTCTATAGCAATCAATAATAAAGTAAGTGTCTATCGACTGAGCACCCCAATCAATATCAAGATAAAGTCTATCTTGTCTTTTATTATATCTAATCTGTTTATCAGTTGTTAGTAAATGATCAATATCTTCCAGATAACTCTTAGTCATTGCGTACTGCATTAACTCAATAGAATTAAATCTGTAAAGATCATTTAGAAATAATTGATATTTTATACTAAACATTCCACCAGATATTGAACTAGTATCAAACTTAAATACTTTCTCAATACCAATTACAGAATCTGGAATTTGTATAAAATTAGAGTTTTCATAATAGGTAGAAGTCGTTGCAATACCGACTGAAGTTGCAGTAGTAGTTACAATACCTACGCTTTTACCATCTGTATTATTAGCGATTCCCCTGTCCTTATCTTCTTGAGTGACTTTGTGTTTAAGATACATTCTTTCAACACCATCAAAATGACGTTCTTGAAAGAGTTGTAATGCATCATCAACTAGATCATCTATCTGATCATCATCGACATTAATTTCCAATACAGGAGCACCCAGCTTCCTTAAACAATAATCAACAAGTTGTTGTCTAGTTGCTGGTTTCGCCATCTTCCTCTATTTCTGCTAGTAGGTTATCGTACTTATCTTGCAATTCTGCTAGATTTGCAGTAAGTTCCTTTTTTTCATCAAAAAAATCTTGCTGCAAAGTACTTACCTTTGCTTCCAAAATTATATTTTGGTTGGTTAATGTAGCAATCTTCTGATTGTATATTTTAATCAAAGCATTCACATCAACGTCATTATTAGGATTGTTCATTGTTTAGAAGGTTCCCCCATCGAGAGTTGTTGTCCAAGTTGGAATACCAGAGGCATTCGTTGTCATTACATAGTTAGAAGTAGTTATACCACCAGCAGGGTTAACTGTTGAGGTTAATTTACCATTAGCATCAAAGTATGCAGCACCACTAGAGTACCAATCACCACCACTAGTAGTTCCTTGATAGTAGATTCCTTTAACATCTAAGAAACCTCTTGTACCAGATACCTTATCAGCAGTAATTGTAGCATCAGGTATATATGTCCAAGAGTTTGCTGGAGCATCACTAGTAGAAGTTGGTGCAGTGTCTAAGTATCCAAAGAAACCTTTCTTGTTATTAGCAGTACCAACACCAGTATTATAATTGAAAGAAATACCTTTGTCAGTATTGGTATCATAAGCATGAGTAATTGTTAACTGTGTATTAGTTGCGATTCCAGCAGATGTACCAGAAGCAATAGTAACAGTTTTTGCACCAGCATTATATCCAGTAATTGCTGTCGTAAGACCTCCACCACCAGGAGTTAATGCACTAGTTCCACCAATGCTATCACCAGTATTAATTCCAACTACGGAATCTAATACTATAGTTGTAGCACCAGAATTTGCTGCAGTTAATACAGTTCTCTTACTGGTTACATCACTTAACTCAAAAATAGCTTCGTTAACAGAAACTGCAGTTGAGTTAACTGTTGTAGTTGTACCATCAACTTGTAAGTCACCTTTTATGACAACAGTACCTTCACTACTTAATCCATCGGGATATGGGTCAATGTATAGTGTATTACCACTAGTAGTTTTAATTAAGTTAGTTGCAATTCCAATGTTATCAATATGAGCACCTTGGAATACTGTAAGACCATTATAGAATGTGGATCCTGCTCCTGGTCCTCCAGGAGTACCAATAACAATACCATTAGTGGCAGTTAGAATACCAGTTACTATAACACCGTCATTAGTAGTGCGAAGTCTCTGTGTTCCATTAAAGAATAACTTAACATCCCCACCATCATTAGCTTCTATCAGAGAAGCATTATCAGCAACATTACGTATATCAACCTTAGAACCTGTTATACGTAAATCACCAGTACCTGAATCTTTTATGTAACTATGTGATCCAGAATGTGATATCTGCAAATCTCCTGCAGCATCTTCAGCACCACCAAGATGCAATACATCACTATCAAGAAGATGTACTTTATTCTTGAAGGTAGCAATACCAATTACATCTAGTTCACCACCTACATTTAGATCTTGACCTACATTAACATCCTTTGCAATACCAACACCACCAGCAACGGTTAAACCACCTGTAGTGGTAGATGAAGATTCAGTTACATCAGCAATATTAACTTGTACACCATTATTATAATTCCAATCAGCACCAGTTACTTGTACTTTATTAGCACCGTTTTCATCATATTCAATTTTTGCATCCTTATCAGATCCAAGAGATAAGAATGTATCATCTACAATATTAACTTCACCACTACCAGCTGGATCAAATATAATATCACCATTGGCATTAGTAGTTCTTATTGTGTTGGCACTACTTGCACCACCAACCTGTATATTTTGTACGTTCC